GCTTAGCAGAAGCCATTGCTCTTGCTAAAGCTTTAGTTAGTCTGGTTGACAACTTATCATATAAGTTATCTTCCATAGCTTCCTCAGTTAATGAGAATGCTAGTGCTACAGTCTTGTGAGTGTATCGTGATACATACCCTTCACCTGAATCGGCGTAAGATACTGGTGCACCTTCGAACTTCTCACCTGCATTACCAAAGCCTGGGAAGAGTACTTCTTCTTCGAAAGCTCTGTTGGATGTTTCCTCATCGAACAAGACGGCATGCTCATTTTCGTATCTGTTATACTCAGTTCCGAAAATCGCGTTTAGCCCTGGCTCCAGTTCTTTAAGGATTTGTGCTCTTGATATAGCCATAATTTATCCTCCTATTATATTCCTGTTACGCCAGTAGCGCCTAGTCCAAATTGATGAGTATTGATTTTCACCAAAATATCCATAGATGTTCCAGCTGATGTAAAAGAATCATCTAACTCTGCACTACCTAATACAGTTAGTGGGAATGTGTTAGTTGTGTTCTTTGTGCTAGAATCTGCTACAAGACCTGATTTGTGTGTGATAGCACTACCTGTTGGTGTTGCTACGATTTGTACGTTCTTACCTACGTCAGCAGCTGCAAGAGCTGTTGTGTCTTGATCTGCTTCGATTTGGAAGATGATATCTGGATCATCATATACGTACACTTTGTATTTGTCTTTAGCTACAGTTGAAGCTGGAATACTTCTGACAAACTTAACTTCTCCTGAAGCGTTGTCAACGTATTCGGCACCCCAGAAAACACCTACGACTGCGCCTGGTGAAGCTGCTCCCATATCAGTAACAATGTTACCTGATGAGAAAGTCACGAGATCGCCTTCGAAGAATGCACTAGGAGCGGTAGCAGCAATTCTGTAACCATTAACACCACTAAAGTTATTGGTTCTTACGATACCACCTTTAGCGTGCTTAACTGGCTTTAAACCATATGCCATGTTTTACCTCCGTTGTTATTGTTATGCAAAGCAGAGGTAATCAAACGATTAGTCCTCAAACTTTGCGTTTCTTCCTCCGCCTACTGAGACGGAAGACTGTTCGTCTTGGCTTATAGGTGCAACAGCGCTGTTGTTCTTTTGCAACTCGGAGTTGACTGCTCCTTCTTGTGCTTTGGTTTTGTTAGCAAAGTATTCATTTCTTTGGTCAACAATTTCTTGATCAACCTTCATCAAAATTAAATCACCTGATCTAACTATACCCGCATGTTTACCTGTGTCTAAAACATCCGCTTGCCAGTCGCCGCCAAGTTCTTCTGGTCTAACTGGCTCGTATCCTTGACGAGTTCTTTCATGGACATTTCCTGCGTGATCATCACCCAAGAGTTCATGTCGAACCCATCTATAGTGAACACCCTCTGGAGCTTTTGGAGTTTCCAATTTGCTCGGTGGAGTCCACGTCTTTTTGCGAGTACCCGAGGCTCGCGTTGTTCGAGTTGTCTTAGTAGCCTGTGTCATTCATCTACTCCTTATCTCGCCGAACTATCACGGCGCATCTTTTGTCGCGCATATTCTTGTAAAGGTACTCCTAACTTATTAGCAGTCTCTACTTCTGATTTAGTCAATGTGACTTTCTGTTTGCCACTGGGGGAAGTGCGCGTTCCACCCGCTACTACTTGTACTTTTTTCGCTGTGTTTGCTGCTTTGAATTTTTCAGGAAACTCAGAACGGATGCGAGCATCAAGTTCACTATAGTACTCATCAGGATCAGCGTCAGGATATACACCTTCATCTATTAACTCCTTATGTATTACCATGGCGGCTTGCGTCATAATCTTTTCAGATTGGTTTTGCCCACCAAACCATGCGTTCCTTTTTTGCCACTGCACCGCTCTTCTATCTGGTAGAGGAGTGTTTACCTGTGGCTTCGTAGCAGTTTCTTCAGCAGAAACTCTTTTAGTAGAAGCTGACTTCGCTTTCTCTTCATACTGTTTTACAATGAGAGACTCGGCTTTAATGGAAGCTAGTTTATCAGTAGCTTCTATTTCCTTATCTACATCACCGTTCGACTTAGCATCTCGAAGAGTAGCTAGTACTTCTCTTTCTTGAGCTTTGAGTCTATCACCATACTGCTTAACTGCAGCTAGTTCTGACTCTGCGGATCTGCCTATCAGTTCTTCGCGTTCAGATTGAAACTTTTGTTTCTCTTCTTCTAACGCTTTTAATCTTTCCTCAAGCTCCTTACGTTGCTTGACTAGGCGTTTGATTCGCTTCTCAGCTCGTTTGCCATATTTGTTTTTGTCATCAGACTCTTCCTCTTCTTCTGGAGTTTCCGCGGATGCTTCTTCCTCTACAGGATCATCATCTTCGGCTTCATCAGTTTCGGGAGTTTCTGGTTCTGGAGCTGGCTGCTCTTCAGGTTGGCTCTCATCGTGCCCCCCTTCATCAATCTCAATCTCGAGTTCTTCCTCTTGATTAAGTTCTTCTTGTTTTGGGTCTTCTATCATTTATACCTCCGTCAGTTGCGAACTGCGTTTCACGCTGTGAACAATATAATACCACATTTTGTGGGTATATTGCAAGTGCTTATCTATGTTTTATTTTATCTGGTTCTGGTACGATTGCCACTACTTCATCATCATTGATGATTGAATAATCTTCGTTTTCATACTTGAACTTAAGTCCAACGTACTTTCCAGTCAGCACATAGTCGCCTACTTTACACCATGTTGTTTCTGATTTGTCCAGATTCTTGTAGCATTCTGGACCCATATCCACTACTTGAGATACCACGCAAGCAAATTTCGCGAGCTCTCGGGATTGGTCAGATAACAAGATTCCACCTGATGTTGCCATTGGTGGTTCCCATGGTTTCAGTAACATACGATAGCCTTGTGGCTTTGGTAGTTTACTCATCATTACCTCCTGCAATGTCTTTGTACAATTTCTTGTACTCCGTTTCTAGTCTATCAGACATATCGTTTAATGTCTGACCGATACCTACAAGAAATCTGTAGGATGCGTAGTCATCAGCAGTCCCGCTGAGGAGTTGCTGATTATTGGCAGCAATTGCTTCTGCCAAAACTTTTTGCATACGTTCTTTGTAATTTCTAACTTGATCTAACATTGGTTCTCCTGTGACCTGAAAGTGGGGGGCACCTGGAAAGATACCCCCGAAAGTGAGATTACTTAATGTCTATAATCTTTTCCTTCTTTTCTTCAGGAATTATCTTTTTAAGTTTAACACAAAGTAACCCATCTTGCAACCCCGCATCTTCGACTATAAAGTCATCTGCTAGATTGAAAGACTTGGTAAAGTTCTTTTCAGATATACCTTTGTAGATTAATTTGTCAGTATCTTGCTTTTCTTTTTTCTTAGCTTTGACAGTTAAAGTATTCTCTGCGTACTTAACTTCAATGTCATCTTTAGAAAAACCAGCGACTGCCATTTCAATCTCATAGTTCTCTGCGTCTATCTTTTTAATGTTATATGGTGGGAATGATGTGTACTCGAATGAGTCCATTCTGTTGAATAGATCATCAAATCCTATCCAAAAGTTTTTGTATTGTTCTAGGCTTGTCATAATATACCTCCTTTGCAAGCGAAGTTTACTAGCCCCTTACGGCGGCTATGTATATTATATAGGAAGTATTATTTATTTGTCAAGGCTGACAGTGGATTATTTAATGCTTTATTTATTTCTAGGTTTAATTGTTCTTCAATTAGTTTTAGCTCATCAAATATTTCACGTGTATCTTCTTTCTGACGATCTTCTACATCATTCACAATTTCTGTAATGTGTCGGATGTCACCATTCATACTACGCAAGTCTGCCTTCATATCGTTCTTTAAATCTTTTGCTACGTCTGCTACAATAGTTATTTCTGCTAGTACAGAATCTAATTCACTTTTAATTACTGCTATTTCTTTTTCCAGATAAGTTAGATCAGGAGCTGTATACTCCTGAATCTTTGTTTTCATATCAAGATAGTCTTTGTAAAATTCAAAGCCGCCCCACAAAGCACCACCCAAGGTACCAAGCAAAGACAGTATAATGAAAATTTTACCACCTTTAATTTTAATTCCTGCATATTCTACCTCTGCCATTGTTGATTCACCATTTGTTCCATTAAATAATCGTTGCCCATATCATACAGTATTGCGTATGGATCTTCAAGGGGTTCCTGCATAAATACTTCAAAATTATTATCTGTTATTTGTTTTACTTGATATTGTTCAAAGGCTTCTGTGTTAGCGAGCTGTGCCATGACAGCCAGCTTAACATTATTTAGTACAGTTTGATTGTCTTGTTCTATGACTCGTGCCATGATTTTTTGCGCAACTCGCTCTTTTGTTTGTTGCGGCTGTACTGTTTCTTGCTCGCTTTCTTCCTCTGCCTCCACAGTGGATTCTCCAGCAGTTTCGCTATCGGGTTCTTCTTCCGTAATATCCATTTCGATGTTAATCTCATCTGCTATTTCCTCCATTTCCATATTCATATCTATGTCTAGTTCTGTTTGCATCTCCTCTACAGGAGCAATCTCTTCCATCATAGGAGCTTCTATTTGAATCTCTACCATTTCAGGTTCCACTAAATCAAATTCAAAAGATAACATATCACCTTGAGGATCTTGTATATCTATTTCAAAAGATATATCTTCATACATCTCATAACCAGTTTCAATTAAATCCATCTCAATAGAATCTAATACTTGATCAATAACTGTTTCGATAATTTTATATGTAGCTGTAAAGTAATAATCAGAAAAACCTGGACCATAATATCCATCAAGATATCCAGCATCAACACCATATAGTTCTAATTCAGCTGAGTTAAATATTATTGACGCTACGTCTTGCGTGTATTCATAAGCTTTGGAACCAGACCAGTTAATATCATAATAATTATGGGTATAAGTTTTTACTAAAACGGAATCGTTATAAAGATTGACTGTGATTTTGAACTCATCTCTACAGTCACCTGTTGTGTTAGCACATGCAGGTAAGTTTGAATTTGATGTATGGCTGTAGACAGTGCTTCCATATTTTATTGAATCGATGTTTTTATATTCTGATAAATCAATGTCAAAGTTTCTTGAGCCTCCTCCAAGGCTTTCATTTCCTGTAGTAAACTCTGCTCCCTCCATACCATATGAGTTATTAGAGGTTCCTACATCATTAATATTAGTATCGATATTATCTTTTAATAGATTTTCTGTAGTTACTTCTTCTGATTTAGAAGAGAAGGATACCAGTAGTGATAGCCAACAATAAGCCACCACCAATAAGATATTTTTTAGCATTGTTAGGTTCCTTGTATCCTGGTTTGTGTTGCGGGTGTGAATCCCATCCCGCTTGTGCTACTTCACCTATTGTACCAAAATATGGACAGGGAGTGCCTGCCATTTCCATGGCATCAAAAACTCTAGGGTCTTGACACAGTACTGATACTGCCGCCACTTTCATTCCCATACCATACAAGGCACGAGATAATTTTAATCGTTCACAATTTTCATCTGTGTTGACAGTCGCTCCAGCGATTCCAAGAATTTGCGTCTGTACTGCCGCGCTTGCTCCAGTGGTACAAACGTCTTGGTTATTGACAATAACACTTGGCGCTGACGCAGTTGATGGAGTTTTATCCACTGTTGTAGTTCCTGTAACTGTAGATGATACGGTGTTTGTTTCTGCATGTAAATTAAAAAAAGTGCCCATACAAAGTATGGCTATGTATAATGGAATTAAGTATCTAAACTTTACCACTTCACCTTGTCCGCCCAGTATGCCGCAGACATTTTGCCCTTGGCTATATTTCGCGCGTGCCTCGCCTTGAAGGATTTGCGCTTGGCTTTCATCCGTTGAGATTCGCCCGCCTTGGGCTTGCCCGCTACTTTCGCGCCCTGCTCACCGAATCGAATTGTTTTAACTTGATCACCCGACTTCGCCACGACAACGTGTGACTTCTTAGGGTGGCTAGGAGTACGCTTGGGTTTGTTGAAGCCACTGACTCCTGCTCGTTTTAATCTTGGATCACTCATCCGTGCCCCCTCCTATCGGGCTGTTACAGGTGTAGCACCTGATGTAACAAATGGGTTTTCTGCAAATGCCATGTAGATGTATGTTCTTCCACTATATGAAGTTGGACCACCTGCATTTCTAAATTTAAATCCATTACTTAAAAAATCTACATCTCTTTGGTCAGCAGTTCCGTTTTCAGCAGTTGAAGCATTTGCATATAACCATTTAGTTGCAACATTGAAACTATCTCTTTTATTATCAAATATAACCCATTCTTGACCTGCATTAGAAGATGATTTAACCATTATCCAAGATGGTCTAAACCCTGTATAAACGAATGTTCCATCAGTTCCAGAAGTTATATTCCCAGTGTACTTACCAAACTTGCTATATCCTTCTACATCGGCGAAACAGTAGGCAACTAAATCTTCACCACTTGCATTAACAGCATTTCTCGTTCCTATGGAAAATACAGAACTTGTGGGTGCTGTGTCTTGCCAAACTAAAGAATCTGTTGATTCAGCATCTGTTGCATTTAACAAAAGTTGTTTTGTAAATCCTATAGCTGTCATGCCTACTCGCCAACTTTCTGCTCTATCTCTATTTTTTACAATAATCATATCTAATGCTTTTCCCAATCCATGACCAACAGTAGCATTAGCACCTGTTCCTGTATATGTGACTATAGAAAATCCCGCAGTGGGATTCGCTTGAACTGTTGAGGTAATACTTCCGTCTGTGTTAGATGATGTACTCCCTGCGTTTGCTTTCCAGTTCCATGCTACATAGGTTGTTCCTGTATTGTTTACAATATTATCTGAGGAAGAACCATTTGTGACACTAAAACCATCACTATCTAAAGAAGTTACATGACCTGCTGGTGGTTGTGCTATTTCACTAGCGGTATCTTGTGTTTCTAATCTATAGTAAGCAGTGCCATCATTTCCTCTTGAACTATCATAAACATTATGACCAAAAGCAGCATTTCTTGCTTTAGTCCATAACCAATCTGGTTGAAATCCAACACCTGTTAAACTTCTAGGATTACTTCCGTCACCAGTCCATAAAACAGTATTAAAATACTGACTCCCATCATCAATCGTAGGGGATAATTCAGTTGCTAGGTTACTTGTGTTTAATGTGAGGTAACCACTTGGTGGTGTATAATAAAAATCCCCCTCACCATTATCATCTGTATTATTTTGTCTTGTTTCTGCACCTGCAAAAGAACTATCTTGTCCGAAGTTAAATGTTTGCCCCATATTTCTACCAAAAACAACAGGACATAAATTATTAAAATCTAATTGTCCATCCATTTCACTGGTTGGAATTGTTCCTTGTGAACTATTATTATGGTAGAAAGTTAATTCTTGGTCATCAGCATTATAGGCAACACCAATAATATCACCTGCGTTCTGAGCAACTCCATAAGAAGAATAACCTGTATCAATAGCTTTTGTTCCGTCTGACATATAACCAATAATAAAGTTATAATTCCCCCACTGAGTTACAGTTCTATAAACATTACTACCAATAGCTACACCTTGTCCTTTAGAACTATCTTCTGCATTTATTCTTACTTCGTGATACCATTTACCACTTGTAGGATAGTTAATTGTTGAATTTGCTCCGCCATGTGTTCCACTGGAATTAGTGCTTTTTAAATTTGCTTCTGATAATGTGTGTGTGACTACAGGTGTCAAAGGATTTAATGTACAAAAGTTATTTGTAGGTGTATCAATCATAACATCTGCGGTTCCCGATAAATTCGTTGGAGTCCATGTGTTATCATTCCCCGAACTATCCTCACCCATGTTTCCCGTGTTGTTAAACTTTAAATAAAAACCATTCGTACCATAAGTTCCCGCGTATTGTTTGGGTTTCCATACGCCGCTATCACTATCAAATTCACCGAAGGCTGTAGGGGATAGTTGTTGTCCATCTATGAAATTAACTTCTGCCATGTACCCATCATAATAAGCAGAACCAGCATATGCTTGACGACCTATTCCATGACTGACTGTGTTGTTATAGGCATAAGAACCAGATAATGAAGCACGATTATCAGTTGAAAAACTAGAAACCAAAGAACCATTTA